AGTTGATGCCCCGATAGCTGCCGCGTTGGCCGTGTAGCCACTTGCGGTCACTGTTCGTGACGACGGAATAGCAATTTCATCGGCCAGCGTGGGGGCTGCTCCGGAAACGACACCGGTATTAGCTACCGTCCAGTTTGCTGCGGTGCTCCAATTTCCGGACGTTGTCGAGACGAGAGTGGCCATGGTTTATTTCGCGCCCAACTGGATGGACATTCCCGCAAAAAAATGAACGGCGGCGAGGATTACCCCGCCGCCGTTAAGTGGCGCCTAAATGCGGTCAGGATTAGCCGAGCAACGTTGCCGCATGACGGCTGGCAATCGCAGCGGTGCCCCAGGCCAAGGCGACTTCGTAGCGCACTTGGCGATATTGGCGGTAGACAGCGAATTCAAAAGGCAGGCCGCTGACCGGGTCAACGATAACCTGACGATCATCAGCACTGTCGCCGCCCTCTGGCAACTCAGGGAGGCGGGCAGCGAGCTGGAACGCGCCTTTGTGGAAAATGGATGAAGGCGTGTAGCTGTTGCCCACCGTGATGGCGGCGTTGTCAGCAATCGCAGTGCGAATGCCGGGGCCAGCGATGGTGATCGTGCCCGAGGCTGCGACCAAGCCCGTGACGACGATATACTTATTGGCGGTATCGCCAGCAAAGGTGATCACGTCGCCGGCCTTGAAGCCGGTGGCGCCCGGGGTGCCGGTGTCGAATGCGACAGTCGTCGCACCAACCACAAGGCCGGCGCCGTTGTTGACTAGGGCGCCGGTCATGGTGCCCTTCGTGAAGGCCCCGATAGCGCCCGATTCGCCGGTTGCGAGGCCCATGATGCGGCCAATGGTGCCCTCGCGAAGGGTAGCATCGTTTCCGGCTTCGTTGACCTTGAAAAGGTTCGACTGCTTGCCGAGCATCTGGGCGGCAGCGGTGGTGTTGAGGACCAGGCGCAAATCAGTCTGAGGCGCGCCGTTGTCCTTCAGAATCTTCAAGGACTGGGTCACGTCCGAGAAATCGCCCGACGTAGCAAATGGCGTGGTTCCGGCATTACCGAATGCACGCGAGGCAAGAAGCGCCGTGCTAGCCAAGTCGGTTTCGACTTCGTTGACCAGAGTGCGAATTGCCTGGGCGATCATTGCCGCCTTGGTCGTGCCGTACGGCGCAACGCCAACGGCGCTGGACATGCCGACGACTTCGGTGCCGTTGAAGTTGAACGGTACGGCTTTTGCCTTAGTGATCGTGATATCGGCGCTGCCAACCGAGATGCCGGCGGCGTTCGGGCTGGTATTGCTCGGGGTGATATTTTCCGAGGCCATGGCCGGAACCACAGGGCTTCGGACAGTCTGACCAACGGCGGCGCGGCTGGCTTGATTGTCACGGTTGACGGCTGGGACATAGCCGACGAGCTCACGACTTACGATGTCGAGCGCTTCGTAGATGTTGGAGACGAGACCGGTGATGGTATTAGCGGACATGAATCACTCCAGCCCGCTTTTGTGCGGGAAATTGAGTTGTTTATTGATGAGAGAGAGGCGGCTGACGATTAGTCAGCGATGACAACCAGACCCTTGCGGATATCGGCGGCATAGGCCTTTTGGTTGGCGTTGAATTGGTCGCGGGTGATCTTCTTGACCGGCTGCCCATTGGCGTCGGGCTTGATCGAGTTGCCGGCCGAACCGCCTGCGACATGCGCGGCGAGAGCGGCCTTGTCGGAGAGCGCTACATCGCGCTCATTCTCGGCCTTGACCTGGGCTGCATTCGCCTCGGCAATGCGGGCGTCAGCGGCGGCGAGCTTGGCCTTGATCTCGACCAGCTCGGCGTCGGCCTTGGCCTTGGCCGCCTGCTCATCAGCGGCATGCACGGCGGCCTTGATCTGCTCTTCGCTCGCATCCTTCGCGGCCATACCCGAGATGAGCACGGCGTGGGCGGGGTGGGCGGCGATGAGTTCGGCCATTTGTTCGAGCGAGGAGGGCATGAGCGATTCCTTGATGGGCTTTGCGGGCGCCTGATTGGTTGACGGTAAAGTTTTTTCCACGGTCGCTTGCATCTGGATGGCACCCATGCCACGACTAGCCACAGCGTCGGCGAACGTCGCGATGCGATCGACTAGACCCATGGCCATGCCGGTGGTGGCGGTGAAGACTTCGCCGGTGCCGGCCGCTTCCATTTGCGCCGCATCCAGGCCGCGACCAGTGGCGACGGCCGACACGAAAGCGGCGTGCATTTCCCCGACCATGCGCGAGATGCTGGCGAGCTGCTCGGGGTCGAGCTTTTCATTGCCGGTGCCGGGCGCCTTGAGTGCGACAGAGCGCACGACGTGGAGTTTGTAGCCCTTTGCTTCCTGGGCCTTGGACGCATCCATGTAGGCAGTGATGACGCCGATGGAGCCGACCAGCGCGGTACTGGAGCTGGCCACGATCTCATCACATTGCGAGGCGAGCCAGTAGGCGGCTGAGGCGGCGAGGCCGTCGACGTAGGCAATCACACGCTTGCCGGCGGCGCGGGCCGCAAGGATGGCGTTGCCGGTCTCGGCGGTGCCGGCGACGCTGCCGCCTGGAGAGTCGATGCGCAGAATGATGCGGTCAACGCGGGGGTCACTGATCGCCCGGGCGAGATCCGCCTGAATGGCCTCGGCGCTGCGGCCCTGGTCCTGGCAGGCGCCGTTGACCTGATCGGAATAGCGAGCGATTACGCCACGAATGGGGATGATCGCCGCGCCATCGCGCACCTGCATAACCGCTTCACCGCCGCCGTCTTCGCCGTCGAATAGGCCGGCCTGCTCGCGGCGCTGGCGCACGGCGGAGCGCACGGCTGACAGCTCGTCAGCGGGCACGCGGATGCCGGCATCGTGGCGCTCGATGATGGTAATCAGGGCGTCGAATACCGAGGGCATGATGGCCCAGTGCTGGGCGCTGAGAAATCGTAGGGCGGGGGTCATTCGGCGTCCTTGTTCATGTCGTCTTGCGTCTGGCCCTGATCGGTTGCGTCTTCATTTTCTGCCATGTCTTCCGCGTCATCTTCCTCGGCAGCCGCTTCTTCTGCGGGTGCGGGTGCGAAGGGGGGAACAGGGGCCTGATCGGTGGCGGGGGCGACGTTGTGCTCTTCCATCCATCGGTCATCTTCCTCGCGCTGGGCGATCGAATCGCGGAAATCAATTCCACTCTCGCCGAAGAGGCTGGTGAGGTCGCGGCCCAGATCCTTCCACTCGCGTACGGCCATGGCCTCCTTGAGTGGGTCGGGCATGCTGCGGGCTGGGCGGATGTAGCGGCCCTTCATGAGCTGGCGGATGGTCATCCCGGCGGGCATCACGATGCGGCCGGCGAGGATGGCTTCCTGAATGATGTTGGTATCGAGGACGATTGAGACCTGCTCAATGTGGTCGTCCTGCCACTTCTCAGACTGGCGGTAGAACTGCAGCCAAGCGCTGCGGCTGGCGGCCATGTTGGTCTTGCCGAGCTGGGCCAAGACGACATCGATTGGCAGGCCCCAGGATGCGAACTGGTTGCGATACAGGGTATCGAGAAACGCCTGCATGTCGGCGCCGTTGAACGACCACGACGGAAAAAAGATTTCGGCTTCTGGTCCGACGTAGTAGGTCTTGCCGGGTTCAAGAACGGTGTTTGGCCCCCACACGGCGCCGGCGCGATCCTTGGCCGCGGCTGCCACCGGATCGGGGCAGCGCACGAAGATCGGGTGACATGCCTGCACGCGCTTGGCCACGACGTAGGCGTCTATCAGCGCCTTGACCTGCTTGGCGAGGTACAGAATCGGCGCGAACATCGACACGCCGCGATACGCACCAGGCGAGCGCTTGCCGATGCGGTGGATGACGGCGGGGATGCCGTTTTCGTCGTACCAATTGACGAGGGTCCAATCCGATACTTCGTAGGAGTAGACGCCCACACGTTGTGGTGGAGCTACCCAAAGGGCACACGGCGCGCCGTATGCGTCGAGAACAAACCCCTGATAGAGATTCTTGCCATCATTTGCCCCTGGTGGGTTGCAAATGCGGTCACGTCGCACGGTGCGCCAGCAGGTAGAGGCGTACGCGCCTTGCCGGCCAGGGGCCCAGCAGCGGATGGCGAAGCATTCGCCAGTGGTGGCGGAGAGCTCCGATAGACCGGTCTCCATTTCGCGCCGCGTCGCCAATCCCGAAGCGTCGAGATAGCGGCCCGAGCTAGCGGCCTCGATCTCGCGCTCAATGGCCTGGCGCAATTCAGTCTCGGCGTCAGTGGTCGTGCCGATGTCGTCGTCGAGCTCGACCAGGGAGCGGAACTTGAGGCCCCGCGAGCCCTGCTCGCCCATGGTCTTGGTGTTCAGGAGTGCCGCGCAGATGGTGTCGTTGCGGATGGAATCGCCGGCACGCGCTGCGAGCTCGGTTGATTCGCTGAGCCATTCCCAATTCGGGTCAGTCTCGCGCCCAAGCCATCCGCCCTGGAGCCGATTCGCTGAGGCGCCCTGATAGGAGCCGGAATAACCGCTACTGCCCATCATGCTGATCATGACCAGAACTCGTTCAGCTGGCCAACGATGCCGCCTGAATCGAGGGCTTTCCACTTCGCGACCAGCGCGGCGGCCTCGGAAATCTTCATCCGGGTCCAGTTGGTTCCGTCGCTGCCGCCGATTTCGATGGGCATCTCGACCTCACCGGCGCCATTCACCAAGGCGTTATCAATCGCCATGCTGAGGAGCATGGCCTTATCGCCCCACGACAGGGCATTGGCCCGGGCCGTAGCAAGAGCGGCCTGGATCTGGGCAGGGGTGGCCATGGCCCCACGCTAGGGCCTACGGGTCACCTATGGCCGCTGTCCGTGGCACGGATGCCATTAGGCAATGAGCGTCACCGTTGCGAACTTGGCGGCGTGGCCCTTCCAGCGGTGCTCACAGCGCGAGCAATACCACCGGCCCAGCGTGTCGGAGCCATTCGATGACTTCCAGTGCGGCTGATTCTTGCCGCAGTTGGGGCAGCAGGCGGCGCGCTGTTCAGGAACAAAACTCGTCATGCCCTTGCGCCAGCCGGGGACCGTGTCGGCCCAGGGAGTGGCGGAAACTGCTAAGTCCATCGGTACCCCCGTAGCTGGACCGATTGTGAGCTGGTTTTGATTTCCCGCTTCGTCGGGTGTGGCATCGGTGCCACGGATCACGAGTTGATCCATGATTCACCTCCGCGCCCGTCAACCACCGAATCGACCCAGCTGGAAGACGGCTGATGGACTGGTGCCGGGGCTGGTTCCGGTTCCTCATCGCGTGCGTCTGGGGCATGCCGGTGCAGGAGGGCGAGGGCTAGATTGTAATCAAGGCAGTCGCCCCAGTCGTGGCGAACGCGCTTCTCGAACCAGTAGGGCGCGAGCCCTTTCTTGCTCCCGCTCTTGCGGTCGTCCTCGGTGGGGGTGACCCATTGGAGCGCCGAGAGGTGTAGCACGATGGCGTCGTTGGCTTTCAGTCCGCGCGGCAGCATGCCGGATGCGACCTGATCAGCGTCGCGCATGAGCGAGGCCTGCCCAGAGCGGCGGAAGCGGTCGCCATCCACGCGCCACCAGTAGACGCGCCAGCCCGGGGGCTTGACCGCCTGGAGCGCCTTAGTCTGGCGGATCTCTTCCGGCAAGTATTTCTCATGACCGCCCGACTGGTGCTTGATCTCATCATGTCCGACGCCGCGAACGGCCTTCCAATCGGGGTTGCCCTGCACCCAGCCGACCACCTCTGACGGCAGATAGCCGCAGTCAACGCCGCGTTGCACCGGCCGCATGCGCCGTTCACCGCCCTCGACCTGCCAGCCCTCGTTGGCCTTATCGCGGATCAGGTCGAACACCTTGACGCGATCCACGGGGGTCGGTTCGCGCAGTGGTTTGCCGTCTTTGCCGTAGGGGACAAGCAGCTCGTAGCCCCAGTCCACGATTGCCCAGCGGTCGCCGCCGCCATGCGCGACAAGCAGCCAGTAATGGCGGTCACCCTGTACGTCTTGCGTCAGGACCAGGAAGCCGGCCCAGGCCGGGACCATGCGTTTTTCATAGGTGCTGCGTGAGCTGTTCGCGACCAGGGCGCGTTCGCTGAACTCGCCCTCTGGCTCTGGCTCTTGGTACGCCTCGACACGCTCATCATGGTAGAAGGTCCGCATCGGCTCATAGTCAACGCGGAGCTCTGCCGCCTTGGCCGAGGCCTCGCCGCTGGCCAGCCAAGCAAACGACTTCCAGGGGCAATCCAGCGCCGTCAACATGATCCCGAACACCTCGCGGCCCGGTTCCTCCTGCGATAGCCGGTGCTCGGCCATCATCGCCTTGCGGTTGGTCTCGGTGATGTGGACGCCACAGGCGATGCACACAACGTGCGGATCGTCACCGCCGGCCCATGTCTTCCACAGGAATGGGGTCCAGCCCTGGCAGTGGCAACACCGGTACTCCACGCGGGCGCGGGTGCTCTCCTCGTAGGTGGCGAGTGTCAGATCGCCGTCGTCGAGCTTGAGGGTTGAGCCGTAGATCTCGACGGCGACATCGTTCCAGCGAGAGACGCGCTTGCGGATGCGGGTGAATGCGGCCTTGTCCCAGTCGGAGAGCTCATCGACGGCTAGGCGCTTCGCGGTGAGTCCGGCTTGCCCTGATTGGCCACGGCCGCCGGAGGACATGAAAACCAGTGTGCCGCCGCCTCGTCCGTTCAATCGACGAGTGCGGACTGAGCGTGGCGAGGATGATCCTCGCGAGCCGCTGCCGGTGGTGGGGAGGTAGACGCCGAGGCCGGCCCCCTCCCAGGATGGGCGCAACTTGAGATTCCAGAGATCGCCTGCCATGCCCTTGGTGGGGAGTGCCCAAATAACATCATTCCCCAGCTCGATGGTGCCGTGGAAAATGACCTGTTGTAGCAACCACGACTTTCCGCCGCCCTGTGCGTCGGTGATCAGCAGAAAACGGCGATACTTGCGCGGGGCCGTGTCGCCGTTGACGAGACCATCGAGCGCCTGCACCACATGCCACTGACCGGGATGGGAGCGGGGGTCATAGGGGTCTTGTCGGCCGTGCTCGTCCTCGCTGTCCGGAACGGTCAGGGTTCGCGCAAACGCGGTGTGCGTCATCGGCTCGGGGCGTACGGCCCAATACTCCCGACGACGTGCATCAGCCTCGCGGATGACCGCGGCATCAGCCATGCGACTGCACGCCCTCAAGGGTCCGCTTGGTCTGGATTCGCCAATCGCGGGCACGGTCCAGGAATGCGCGGCGCTGCTCTGGGCTCACGCCTGGGACTTCGTCGAGTAGGCGTTCCACCAGGTCGAGGCGATTGGCCACGGCTTCATTCCAGAGGGCATCACGTGCCTCGACTTGGTCGCTTGTCCATTGGCGCTTGCTGCGGGTGGCGAGCTCCATGGCGGATTGCAGATTCTTGTAGGCCTCGCCCTCAACCTGCACATAGGCCTTCACGTCCTGCCAGTTCGAAGGCGGTCCGACCATCTCGACATAGGCGGCCATCGCGGCCTTGACGTCGATGGAGGACTCGGGGAGCGGGGCCTCTGGGTTGAGGAGCAGCGATGGTGCGCGGTTGCGCCGCGCCTCACCACTGGCGGCGCCGGCTTTCTTGCGCTGGTCGATCTGGCGTTGGCTGGCCATGCTGCTTCGCTCAATTCTCGTTAGGGTGTACGTATTTTATTGATGCTATATG